CTGTTTAGTAGACAGGAATTGTCAATTGGAGGCAATTATGTTTTGTACTTATTGGACTAGCTCCAACTAGTGTGGTATTATATCCGCATTGGTTTGAGATATTGTGTAATAGGTATTAGATCCTATTATATATTTATTTTGGTTCGTTTGTTTATTCAACTTTTTTAGTAATGTTTGTGGGTGTCTAATAACCCTCATGACTGTATGTTCCAATACTACGGTCGCCCATGATGAAGTTAGTTATTTAGGATGACTCTACCAGGAGTCATAAATGATTTGAATGTCGGCGCTTTTAAGCCGCTCAGAGATTTGTATGGCGTTTCATGATGGCACATTTTATGATTTTATTAATCATGTGGTTAGTATAGCAAGTAATTTTATATCAGCTTGAGATTCGATTTAAACCGGCTATTTGCCGAGTAAGGATAGAGTTGTTATAAATCCATGTGCTCTGTTAATTGATTGATGTGTGTTACAGATTGGAATGGTGTGCGACAACGGCGACGTACTGCACTCTGTGGAGACTCGAAGCGATCGGGAGCAATCCCTATGGTTCGGCATGTAACCGCATGCTAAGGTTAGTAACGTGACCTGATAGATACCATTTTAATAGTGGTGTTAATCACGTCAGGCCAGAGCAACCTGACGCGACAAACATCATGTTCGCAAGATATTGCAATCGTATTCGTTTATAATAACTGGTACGGTCTAGCCCGTGGAGGACGGGTGCTAATAAATTAGTAGTAAAATGCCTTTTAATAAAATTTAATTTTCTATGATGTCAAATTCGAATGTGCGAGGAAAGGACTATCTCGAAAACGTTACCGAAGGCAATGATACTGGGACTGCCAATTCCAGTTATCCCCTATGGGCCACAATGGTCAATAGTCTACATATACGAAGAAAGTTTACAACTATTGAAACTTTAGTAGACTACCGCTATTGTTTTGAGCTCAGATCATATGATGGACTGAAGCAAGGAATGAAGTTGGCCGTGGAGGACGGCGGTGTCTATACACTTTTAGGTATCTATTATGATAAATATTGTGTGTGTAGAACCTATGAAATTGATGAGTATGGTGTGTATATATTATTTTGTAACACTAGGGATGAAATGGTGACTGTTGAAGGAACAGCCACATATCATTCTCTTATGTATGAAATAGTTAGGTACAACCCAGCTGATGTCGATTACATAATATCTTTTGGTGAATGGTGGGCAACCTATGAGTTTGCCCCTGAGGGAGTTGGAGAATTTGTTAATCTCCTTGGTGGAGGTTATAACAATGTTACTCAATTGCCGGACGCTATTAGTAAGTGTACGGATGATGTTAAAGGTCTTGGTGAATCAATAAGTGAGATTTCCCATATTATTTCGACTGAGACTAATAGAGTTAAAACATTGTTGCAAATGTTTACTGACAAAGATCCGGAGGGGGTCTCAATATTGGAATTAATTTTGTCGCGAGTGGAGGATTTTTCTTTATTAGCTCTAGGGCTTATATCTTGTACTTCCATTAAGACTGCGATAATAATGTGTCTCCAGTATTATAAAACATTTGTAAAGGGTCCAGCATTGATGAGTATAATGCGGACACTTACATCGCTTTTTGAAACTGTCAGAAATGCGATGTCTAAGCCTAATGGCCAGTTGAAGGCCGAAAGTACCGAGGAATCAGGTTTTGTGATTCTCGATATAGTTCGTTGGCTTAGTTCAAATTGGAAATTTGTCATGGAGGGTGACGTTGTCAAGCATATATCTAATGCTTTGACAATCTTGATGGCATTCGTCTGTGGAGATGATGAGACTGAGAAATTTGTTAATCAGTCAACTTTCCACCTTTTTAAGGCCAAAGTGTGGGATTTCAGTAAAGGTTCTAAAGGTTTTATTGATATGATTCTTAGTACCTTACAGTTCTTTTTGGAAAAAGGCCTTATTGTAATGAAGACCGGTAATTTCGGCTCAATATTCTATACCAATACACAGTGGCAAGATATGGAGACGGAATATAATGATATTGTTAACTGGTCTAAATTAATTGCAACCAATCAGCTTGGAACTATTGGTGATGTGTCTGAAGGTAAATTCTCTAGTGAAGAGGATTATAGGTTTAGATTACACCAGTTAAAGGATAAATTTTATGAATATCACAAAATGGAGAAGAATAGTAAAAATCGATCCATTGTTACTGGTTATTTATTGAAATTGGGTTCAATTAATGTTTCAATACAGATGCAGAAGAAAGCAGCTTCCTTTAAAGAAGCTCCCTTCTGCGTGTTGTTGCACGGAGAATCAGCGGTTGGTAAATCACTATTGATGAATGTGATTGCCAAGTGTATTGGTCAGGCCAATGGGTGGCCATGCGACTTCGAAAATATTGTGTCGCCAAATGAGGCTGATGAATATGATACGGAGTATAATGATTCAATACACACTATATTGTTTATCGACGATATACTGCAGACTAAAGTTGAGTGGTATAAAAAACCACCTACAGATAGAGTATTACGGTGTAAGAACAATATACCCATAACAGCACTTAAGGCTGATGTTGAATCCAAGGGTCTAATGCAGTGGTTAGTTAAATTAATGGTATTGAGCACTAATGTTAAGTCTCTTAAATCGCATTTATTTTCCAATGTTGCCGCTGCTATTATGAGGAGGATTGATGTGGTTGTTAATGTTTACTTGAAAGATGTTTATAAAGATCATCTTGGTTGTTTTAAAAATTCGACCGGCGAAAGGTTACCAAGTGCGTGGAATTTTCGTGTTCAAGAAGTAAAATTAATGTCCAACGGTAGTGAAAATGTCGAAACGAGCTGTACTTATGAGTTTGAGGATATCTATAGCACTGATAATATTTCAGAGCTACTGAAATTTTTAGCTCTTAAGTCGCGAGTTCATACCATGAAACAAAAACACGTTGTAAGTGAGGTATTAAATATGTTTGATACAGGATTTTGTCCTCACTTCATGATCAAGAGCGAATGCAAGGAATGCGCCAATAATGATGCAAAACTTGGTATTTCTGAGATCCGTGCTATTGCGGCAGATCAGGAGAATATACTTTCTCGAAGTGAGAGAGAAATACTTGCTGGTGAGCCGCTATTACCCGAGAATCGACACCTGAAGGTAGGTGTTTTGAATCCTGTAGATGAAAATGGCAGTGAGAGTGATGATGATGACGAGAATGATAGTGCAGATAAAAATGCTGCACTGTTGAATCCGGAATCAACACCTGAACCAACGTTGGAACGACAGAATTCTGATGATGATTGGGAGCCCATAAAGGCTGAGAGTACATTCGGTGATATGTTTAAACATGTGTGTACTCAAGTCGGTGATGGATCGACAAATATAGTACAGCAATTATCTGCTAATTGGCCAGTCGCTGCGGCGTTTGGCGCCATAGTAGGTCTTATAGCAGTTATGCGTAGTGCCATAACAATATCAGCTGCGGCTGAATCATTGCAGGAAAAAGATCCTGTATTGATGCCTGGCGAAGTCCCAAATCCGTGGGTTGCCAAGAAGCTAAAGCGAGTTCCATTGTTAATTCGTCGTTCTAAGGAAAGCGCGTCAACGACGCATATTGACTTACGTGATAAGGTGGCGCGCAATGTTTTGTGCGCTAAAGTATCATTTAACGGTAGATCGACATGTTTTAATATATGTCCAATGGAAAATAATTATTGGCTGGCTCCATATCATTCAGTTAATCATACATATCCTTTGAAGATTATGGTCACAAATTGTCAAAAAGATGAGACCGGAATTGAAGTAAAGGAAATGTTGAGTGCGAAGAGTATGATGCGGATACCAGGAACTGACTATGCAATTTTGCGACTCAAGTGTGTACAACCACGCAAGGGTTTTATTAAGTTTCTGCCCGAGGAACATATATGCGGTGACAGTTTAGTTGCCACTTGCATATATCGGCCAAGACGTGACTGGTTTAATAAGGAAATGAGCCAATCACGTGATGCTGTGCTACAGCAAATGGAGCAATCATTAGGTTCTTCTGGATGTTATACGTCATTAGTACGTACCAGAAGTAGAACCATGATTGATGTCCCTGACTATATGTCTTATCAAGGATTTCATTATACTCCTGACCATTACACGTTTAATGGAATGTGTGGCATGGTCATGGTTCTTCAAGCGCGAGGAGCTGTGATCATGGGTATGCACCTGGCTGGCGATGGCGAGCATGGTGTAGCAGGAGCCTTGATACAGTCACAAGTTAGTGATACCATTGCATCTTTTAGTGATGACCTACTTCCTATGAAAGGAGATGGAGGAGTCACTGAGATGCAGTACGATTATTCATTCGATCAATACTCTCTATCTAAGGAAGGAGTTGATATTATCGATGATGTAAATCCTAAGCACTGTATGCGTTTTATGGACGCTGACCGTGCTACGGCTGTTGAAGTGTATGGACCCCATGAAAAGGGTACGCGAACATTACGCTCTGACGTAAAAAAGAGTTTAATTAGTGACACTGTGGCAGAAGTAATGGATTTACCTCGTATTCATGGTAAACCTAAAGGCATTGGGACATGGCGACCATTTCAAGAAAATGCACAGGAAATGATGGAGCCAAGTAATTTATTCGATCCTGATTTACTTGAAAGTTGTGTAGACGAATTAGTCGAACGCAATTACAAGATAATGAAGGATAATGACCTCATTCAACATGTTCATTTTGTAAGTGTTGATGTGGCCATTAATGGTGTACCTGGAATGACAGGATTTGACAGAATTGATCTGTCGAGTTCAGCTGGTCATCCTCTTGACTCGCCAAAAACCAATTTGATTGATTATGATAAGTCTGAGATAGATGCCAATGGTGTTATTACAAAGGTTGTCTTCGAGGATTCAGTCTATGAATCAGTGGAAACACTGAAACAGAAAGCACTGAATGGCGAGAGGCTCTGTACTATATTTAGAGCTAACGTCAAGGACGAGGCAACGAAGTTCACCAAGGATAAGTTGCGTATCTTTGCTGGTACATCACTTGATTACCTATTGCTATGTAAGCAGGCATTGAGTGGACTCAATAGAGTCTATCAAATGCATTGGGATAAGTTTGAGTGTTGTATCAGTGCCAATTGTTATGATGACGATTGGACAAAATTGTATAGATCAATATGGCGTGAAGGACGTGACAATCGGTTCTTTTGCGGAGATTATAAACATTGGGACAAAAGCTTGTGTCCACAGTTGTTAGCTGCGGGCGCGAGTGTTGTCTATCGCTTAGTTAAGCGATGTGGATATAATGAAGCAGAGTTAGCGGTTGTTAGTGCTATATTGCAAGAATTGGTCTATCCAATATATGAATGGGATGGTATGTATATTCAGTTTTTGAGTTCTCTACCATCTGGTGTGTTTGTGACTGTTTTAATGTCTAATACATGTAATTCATTATTGTTTCGTTATACCTTCTATACAGCAGCACCAAGTAATTTGTGGAAATATGATGACCACATCGTTGCCAATTTTATGGGCGACGATAATATCGGGACAGTTAGTCCTGAATGTACATGGTGGGATCAATTGGTCCATGCTAGAATATTGGGGGAGAAACAAATGACATACACATCAGCGGATAAAAAGAGTGCGTTGAAACCATTTTATACAAAGGATGATGCTACTTATTTGAAACGGAAGTTTGTGTGGAATGAGAGGTTGCAACAGTACCTGGCACCCATAGAAGAAGCTTCGCTCCAGAAACCTTTACATAATTATATGAAGAGGAAGAAAAGTCTGGAAAGCCTAGAAAGTCTGAGTGGAAATGCTATTGATAATTGTATTAATGAATATTTCCGTATGGGTGAGGAGATCTATACTCGGAGATCTCTAGAACTACTGGAGGTAGTTAAAAGGCATGATTTGTGGAAGAATTGTTCCCGAATTGTAGAGGGAAGATTTCCAACATATTCTGAATTGTGCACCGAGTATCTTAAGAAGATTGAAGAAAAACAATCTCTTAAGAGAGCTTCCGAACTATCGTTTGGAAAATCTGAGGCTGAGGCAGATGAACCTCGCAATATCGCGTCTAATGAAATGAAGTCTATTAATAATGAGGAAAAGACTATCAAAAACGTTACGGACGCATCGATCCTGGATCTCGCCAAGTTCCAGGGTCAAACGAGTGACTCATTGAGAGAGATCGCTCCGGAAGGAACAGCTGAAAAATTGGGTGTTACCTTCTCAGAGAATAAACACGTATCGACAGAAATTGTTACTTTTGACGATATTGTGTCGCAGAATGCTTATGACATATCAAGTGATCTTGATTCTACTTTTAGTATGCAAGATTCAAATGATGATGATTTGGCTAACTTCTTTGCACGTCCTATTAAAGTATATCAGACGGACATAGAAGTTAACACGGCTCTGAAAGTGAGTTTTAATCCGTGGACTGCATTTTTCTCTAATCCTCGAGTAATTAATCGAATATGTAATTTTAATCTTTTAAGATGTAATTTATGTTTGAGATTTCTGATTAATGGTAATAGTTTTTATTATGGAAGATTTATTGCTTCTTATTTACCATTAGCTGCCGAGGATGAATTAGCTATACAAACTGTAGCTAATCGATATATTGATCACGTTACATTAGCGTCACAGCGACCTCATGTGTATCTTGATCCTACCACCTCACAAGGTGGAGAGATGGTGCTGCCGTTTTTCTTTTATAATTCAAACATTTCCATTCCATTTTCGGAGTGGGCATTAATGGGAGAAATATTTATAGATACGATAGCGAATCTCCAACATGCTAATTCTGGTACGGCGTCAGTTAAACTCAGTGTTTTTGCGTATGCAACTGACGTTAAATTATCGATACCGACATCCATTGAGCCAGGGGGACTTGTTCCACAAGGGACACTGGAACCAGAGGCGAAAGATGAAACAGAATTAGTAACTGGCAAAATATCGGGGCCAGCGTCTGCTCTTGCAAAAGGAGCAGCGACAATTGCGATGTACCCACCTATTAGACCTTATGCAATGGCTGCAAGTTATGTTGCGGAAGCAACAGCAGGCATTGCTAGGTTGTTTGGCTATTCACGACCGAAACTGTCGTGTAATCCACCATGTCGTATGAAACCTGAGTTTTTTGGAACTTTGACTAATACTGATGTGGCTGAAAATGTCACAAGTTTGGCCTTAGATTCTAAACAGGAAGTAACTATCGACCCACGGGTGGCTGGATTATCATCAACGGATCAAATGACTCTTGCGAGTATTGTTGCTCATGAAAGTTATTTTCATTCATTGACATGGTCGACAGCTGATGCAACCGAGACATGTTTGGGTCAAATAAGGGTTGATCCTGCACAATACAGACAATTAGCATCTGCAAAGTTTTTAACAAGTACTGCATTTGCTTCTTTGCCATTTATGTATTGGACAGGAACACTCAATTTTAGATTCCAAATAATATGTTCAGGGTTTCATAGGGGGAGGTTGAGGATTACTTATGATCCTGTTTCAGTATCACCAACATCAACAGAGTATAATATTAATTACACTCATGTTGTAGATATATCTGAAACTAAGGACATTACTGTAAGTATTCCTCCGTGTCAACATAGACCGTTGATGAAATCAGCAGGTATTAGTACAGCTGTGATGTCTATGTACACAACCGGAGGAGGGTTAGCAGCAGCAACGAGTACAAGTAATGGTGTTTTGAGTGTTCATGTAGTGAATGACTTAACAATACCTGCCTTAACGGCTGCTGATGTCACCATTGCGGTATTTATATCCGCTAATGATGATTTCGCTGTGTGGAACCCACATGATGCTCACCTCGGAGCGATGGTATTGAAACCTCAGGGCATTCTTGAACCAGAAGGAATGGATGAGGAAGATAGTACGGTAGATGCTAATACGCCCGTTGCTGTTGATAAAGATGAAATGATTAAACCAGCACAGTCGTCGATGTACGAAAAATTAGCAATGATCTACACAGGTGAAAATGTCCCGAGTATTCGGTCCTGGCTCAAAAGATATTGTCATCATTTTAGTTGGGGACCTGATGACACAAATGGAGCAGTGTATCGTACATCACTCCAAACAAGTGCATTTCCATTTAATAGAGGAAATGTAAATAATGCCGTGCATTTAACATCAACCGCGGCACCCTATAACTACTGCAATACAACACTGCTCAATTATTTATCATGGGCATATGTTGGATGGCGAGGATCTATAAGATGGAAAGTAGGATTAACAGAGAGATATGCAAATGATGGAGGCGCGATGCCGTCTTTTTCATTGCTTGTTTCTCGACAACCCGAACCGGCAGCAGCTGATTATGCTTATAACATAACAGCTGTTGGTGCTGATAATACTGAGTCAACTAATGCTCATCGTATTCTCGAGGGGCGTTCAGACACCTTTTGGGATGGTACAACAATTACACCAGTGCTTAATAACCCTGTGGTGGAGATTGATATACCATATCAGTCGAATAAACGATTCCAACTTTGTAGAATTGAAGATAGGACTTCAAGTGTGTATGCTGCTGTATCTGAAGTCCCGGGGAAAGTGTCACAACTAACATGTAATTTATTGGGAACAGGTGTGACAAATGTTGATGAATATGTAGCAATAGGCGATGATTTTAGCTTATTGTTCTACATTGGACCACCAGTGATGTATCTGGAACAATCGTTTCCGGCTCCATCTACTGGAGTTTAAGTCCCGCTGTAGGTCCGCGGGCCAGGCGTACAAGGTATGTATGTCTGTTGCGTAAAGTGAATGAAAACTGAGACTTTTTCATCTCCGCTTTACGCGGGGGGAGTTTTTTATCTCAGGGATCTACACTTTTATATCGCATAGAAAAGGGATCTATGTTTG